CATCAGGCACTTCCACGTTCAATATGGACTTCACAGAGATCGCTGAAGAAGCGTTTGAACGTGCTGGACGTGAGATGCGCTCTGGGTATGATCTCCGCACGGCTCGACGTTCTATGAACCTACTTACCATTGAGTGGCAGAACCGTGGTATTAACATGTGGACTATAGATAGTGGCACTGTTAATTTAGTTAAAGGGCAGACGCAGTATGACCTACCCGCAGACACTATAGACCTGCTAGAACAACAAATACGCACCGGCAGCGGCAACGCAGCAACCCAATCTGACCTCACCCTAAGTCGTATTAGTGTGAGTACTTACGCGTCTATTCCTAACAAGTTAACACAAGGTAGGCCCATACAGATGTACATCGAGCGTTTACGCGACGCTCCTAAAGTTAACCTGTGGCCTATACCCGATACTAACGACTACGTTTTATACTACTGGCGTATGCGTAGAATAGAAGACGCAGGTAGCGGCATACAAACTGCGGACATGAATTTTAGATTCTTCCCTTGCTTGGTGGCAGGGTTAGCTTATTACATATCTATGAAGATACCGGAAATGGTTGATAGAGTCCCCATGCTAAAAGCTGTGTATGATGAGCAGTTTGAACTAGCCGCAGGAGAAGACAGGGAGAAGACCTCAGCTAGGTTTACCCCCCGCATAGGGTACGTATAAACATGGCTAATCAATTTGCCTCTAATAAGATAGCCATAGCCTACTGCGATGTGTGTGGATGGCAGTACAAACTAAAAGAGCTAAAGAGCCTTATAGTTAAAGATAGAGACACTAATATAAAAGCGTGTCCTGAGTGTTGGGATGAAGACCAGCCCCAAAATAGACTAGGTGAGTTTCCAGTAAACGACCCGCAAGCATTACGTGGCCCACGACCTGACACTAGTTTAGGTGAGGCAGGAAGTTACAGCAGCAGAGACACCCAGTGGGGTTGGAGTCCTGTAGGTGGCGGGTTTGATCCTTACAATCTAACACCCAATGCGCTAATTATGACTGGCGGTATAGGGCAAGTTACAGTAATAACTTAATAGGAGCAGTAAGATGCCAAAAGTAGGAAATAAAGAGTTTGCGTATACAGACGCAGGTAAAAAAGCTGCCAAGAAAGAGGCCAAGAAAACTGGCAAGTCTATGACTAGTGCTTACTCTAAAGGCGGTAAAGTCAAAGTTCGTGGTACTGGGGCAGCAACTAAAGGGTTATATGCCCGTGGCCCGATGGCATAGGCTATGAACTACACAGAACTGAAAGCTAATATCCAAGACATTTGTGAGAACTCATTTACAGATGACCAGCTTGCTATGTTTACGGAACAGGCCGAGCAGAAGATATATAACTCAGTTCAGATACCCGCGTTGCGTAAGAATGTTACAGGTACGCTATCTAACGGGAATCAGTACCTAGGTATGCCCACTGACTTTTTGTGGTCGTACTCTTTAGCGGTTATAGACGGTAGTGGTAATTACACGTTTCTTCTAAACAAAGACGTTAATTTTATACGTGAAGCCTACCCCAACAATACAGCTACTGGGCTACCAAAACACTACGCGTATTTTGATGATGACTCCTTTATAGTAGGGCCAACTCCCAACGCTGCATATAGTATGGAGCTTCATTACGGGTATTACCCCCAGTCTATAGTTACCGCAGGTACTACGTGGCTAGGAGATGAATTTGACTCCGCACTGTTGAACGGGGCGCTGATAGAAGCAATACGGTTTATGAAGGGCGAGCCAGACATTGTAGCCAACTACGAGAAAATGTTTGTTTTGTCTATGGGATTATTAAAGAATCTTGGTGACGGTAAGTTACGAGAAGATACATACCGTTCTGGACAGTTCAGAACACCAGTTAGTTGAGGAACTAAAAAATGGCAATTTCACAAGCGATGTGTACTTCTTTTAAAATCGCTCTTTTAGATGGAGAGATGGACTTTAGTAGCAACACTGGACAGACTTTTAAAATAGCGTTGTATACGTCTAGTGCAACTCTAAGTGCTGCCACTACAGCGTACGCTACTACTAATGAAGTATCAGGTACAAATTACACTGCGGGAGGAAATACACTTACTATTTCTGCTAACCCTGCGGCGTCGGGCACTACAGCATTTTTAGACTTTGCGGATACTACGTGGACGGATGCTACTATTACGGCTCGTGGCGCTCTAATATACAAGTCGGGAGGTAGCAACCCAGCGGTTGCGGTGCTTGATTTTGGCGGGGATAAAACGTCTACAGCGGGTGATTTTACTGTACAGTTTCCGGCAGCAGATGCTACAAATGCTATCGTACGTATTGCTACTCCATAGGGTGGTTAAATGCCGTCTTCTGTTGAGTATGTAGGTTGGGGTAGCGGTGCTTGGGGCCAAACGGCTTGGGGTACTGACCTAACTATAGTATCGATTGACGGTATTGCTGCGGAAGGAGTTATTGGCTCTGTAGCGGTTGACGCAGCAGCAAATACTTCTGTAACGGGCGTAGACGCTGCGGGAGGTATCGGCACAGCTACAATTGATGCCGAATCAGACGTTATGGTTACTAGCGTAGCTGGAGCCGCCGCAGTTGGTACAGTTACAGTAGATGCAGAAGCTGATATATCCGCAACAGGCGTAGAGGCCGAGGGAGCGGTAGGTACATTAACAGCCACAGGCATAGCAAACGTCTCAGTAACAGGTGTAGTAGGGGCAGCTCAACTAGGTACTGTTACAGTAGATGCAGAGGCAAACGCTCCGGTAACGAGTGTAGTAGCTACAGGTTCAGTCGGCACAGTTACAGTAGATGCAGAAGCAAACACCCTAGTAACAGGGGTAGTAGGAGCAGCCCAATTAGGTAATGTTACTTTTGCGTTAGGTATAACCATACCAGTTACTGGGTTAGAGGCAGACGCCGAACTAGGTACGGTAGTAGCTACTGCTGACGCAGATGTTTCCGTAATTGGAGTATCTGCTGTAGGATACATAGGTACAGTAAACATATGGGGGGAGGTTGATGATAACCAAGACCCCAACTGGCAAGCCATAAATGATGGTCAGACTCCAACATGGAACGGAGTAACAGACACACAAGCTCCTAACTGGCAGGAAATAAACGATAGCCAAACTCCAACGTGGAGTGAAGCAACAACTACACAAGACCCTAACTGGGACAGAATAGCCGCATGAGGTTTTACAAATGACAACGCAATATACTTCGATACTAAAACTCGCGCTCCCAGTACAGGGCGAACTTAGTGGTACTTGGGGAGATGTAGTAAACGACAATATAACTTCTATGGTAGAACAGGCCATAGCAGGGCGTGCAGTAGTCAACACGTGGTCAAGTAACTCTCATACACTTACAACAGCTAACGGCACAACCGCTGAATCCCGCTGCGCGATGTTAGAGTTTACGGATACAGGATCAAGCCTGTCAGCCGCTGGTACAGTTGTATGTCCAGCCCTCTCTAAAATATACATAGCAAAGAATGCATCAGGCGAGAATGTAACTCTAAAAACATCTAGCGGTTCGGGTATCCTTGTACCTAATGGTCGTACTATGTTCTTGTTCTGTGATGGAACTAATGTAGTTGAAGCAGTAACTAGCACCACTTCTTTACAATTAGGTACTAGCACTACAGTTACGGCGGTACTAGACGAAGACAACATGGCGTCTAACAGCGCCACATCCCTAGCCACTCAGCAGTCCATAAAAGCATATGTAGACGCCCAAGTTGGAGCTTCAGATACGCTTGCTGAGATTCTTGCTGCTGGCAATACAACAGGCGGCACAGATATTTCTGTTTCTACAGGTGATGACATTACCTTTGCTGATAACTCAAAAGCCATCTTCGGCGCTGGCAGTGATTTACAGATTTATCATGATGGGTCTAATAGTTATATTGATGACTCTGGAGCAAATAGACTTTATATCAGAGGCAGCAGAATAACATTTGACAAATACACCGGCGAGACGATGGCAGATATGGTGCCGGACGGCGCTGTGAATTTGTTTTACAATAACACAAATGTTTTCCAGACAACTGCAACAGGCATAGACGTTACATCTAATGTGACTCTTAATAGCGCGACTACTGCCCCTGTTCTAAAGCTGTCGAACAACTCTAATGCAATAAGCGCTGGCGACAATTTAGGACTTATTGAGTTTTACTCAGGCGATGACAGTGGTGGCGGCAACGCAATCAAGTCCACGATAGCCACTGTACAGCCTGCTGCTTCTCCCGTGAGTGGGGAGATGGTATTTAAAACGAGCGAATCAACTGGCAGCTTAACTGAGCGTCTTCGTATAAAAGAAGAAGGCATAGACGTTACTGGCACAGTCGTAAGTGACGGCATGTCTACCAACACCTCTGGCACTAACAACTTTATTGCAGGTGTCAACGCAGGTAACAGCATTGCAAGCGGTAGTACATATAATGTTGTCGTGGGCGATGAAGCGGGTACTGCGATTACTACGGGTGATGCTAATGTCGCAATAGGTTTTTCTGCTTTAGCAACTGAAGATGCCCACGGTTTTAACACTGCTGTTGGTCATGAAACCTTGAAAGTATTAAACGCAGGGGCTGATGCTTATAACACCGCAGTCGGATTCCGTGCAGGTCTAGCAGTAACCACAGGCCAATACAATACGCTCATAGGTGGTATAGCAGGGGATTCTCTCACAGATGCTGATTTTAATGTAGCTGTAGGATATGACTCGCTTGGGGCAAACACAAAAGGTAACAGGTCTGTTGCTGTAGGGTATTATGCTTTAGGCCAACAAAACTTTACATCATCAACAAATGCTTACAACGTAGCAATCGGAGATGTTGCAGGTGGGTCAATAACCACAGGCATTGAAAATACCCTCATTGGTGGTCTTGCAGGTGATGCACTGACTGATGCAGATTACAACGTAGCTATAGGATATACCGCTTTAAGCGCCGATACTCTTGGTAGTCGTTCAGTTGCAATTGGGCGAGCCGCTTTACAGGTTCAAAACTTTGCTTCAGCTACAAACGCATACAACACGGCTGTTGGCTTTGCCGCAGGTGAAGCAATAACCACAGGTACACAAAATACCTTAATCGGTGGCTTGGCAGGGGATTCTTTAACGGACGCTGATCAAAACGTAGCAATAGGATATGCTGCTTTGACAGCAGATACTTTAGGAAGTAAATCAGTTGCAATTGGACGCGAGTCTCTAGTAACTCAAAACTTTACTTCAGCCACTGATGCTTACAATACTGCGGTAGGGGCAAACGCGGGGCAAATGTTAACCACAGGCATTAGAAACACCCTTATAGGTGGTCGTGCTGGTGATGCTCTTACAGATGCTGACTATAATGTAGCTATTGGAACGGATGCACTTTCTGCTGATACGTTAGGTAGTAAATCAGTTGCTATAGGTGTTGATGCCTTAGGCGTACAAAACTTCACATCAGCTACAGACGCTTACAATACGGCAGTAGGTTACTCCGCAGGTGTAGCAGTAACCACAGGCGTTCGCAACACTCTTATTGGCGGTTTAGCAGGAGACGGGCTTACAACGGGTGATAACAATGTTGCTGTTGGTATGAATGCTTTATCAGCAGAAACCCAAGGCGATAGAAACATTGCTATTGGTACTGACGCTTTAGCCTCTCAAAACAACACTAGCGACACAGATGCCTACAATGTAGCTATAGGTTTCCAAGCAGGAGTCGTAGTAACCACAGGCGTACAGAATACACTCATTGGCGGTTTAGCAGGTGATGCACTAACAACGGGTTCTTATAACACAGCTCTTGGGTCTTATTGTTTATCAGCAGATGATGTAGGAACTCACACAGTTGCTATTGGTTACGCCGCACTTGCTCAACAAAACACGGCTTCAGCAGGCGCTGTTTATAATGTAGCGGTCGGTGCAAATGCAGGATACTCAGTAACCACAGGCATTCGTAATACACTATTAGGTGGTAATGCAGGTGATGCTCTTACTACTGGAGGTTCTAACGTAGCGGTTGGTTATAGTTCGTTAGGCGCAACCACCACAGGCGCTGCCAATGTAGCATTAGGTGATGCCGCATTAAACTCCAACACTACCGCCTCTAACAACATTGCCGTTGGACATCATGCTTTATCAGCAAACACCACAGGTCTTTATAATACAGCTATTGGTTCGTCTGCGTTAGTTGCCGAAACAACAGGAGGCAGGTCTGTTGGCATAGGCTATTTTGCTTTAGGTAGTCAAAACT